TTTGCTTATTTCTTCTAATTATTGTTATAATGAGCTAAAGATGTTATTTCATCAAAATATTCTAACCTCAACGCACAGAGAACATCTCCACGTTTGATATCAAATATAGAAGCTAGTTCATCACGTGAAACTAATACACAAATTCTATTGATTATTTCTGCTTGTGAATAACTATTATTAGTTTGCAATAAAGCTTCTTCAATTGAATTGATTGCTTCTAATATCAATTCATGCATTATAATATCATTCACAATAAATGTTTGAGCTATTTCTTTAGCTGTCATCATGCTGACATTTGACATTTGTTGAGGAATAGCAGCTTGTTGAACAACTGTTCGTGTCGCTGGTTTTCTTACTCTGTTCATACTCGAGTATTCCACTTTCGAATTGCTTCTTCTGAAGAACCCGCTAAAATACTTGTATCACATCCACCTGAAGATGCAGGACATACTATGTTCCATATCTCATATGAATTATTGATAGGATACAAAACATCCGGGTCTCTGATTTGTGGAACATGTCCACAGAAGGGGCATGGTAGTAAGGTCACGTTATTATGGTTCAACAGTAAGTTTGTTTTTGAGTTCAATCAACCCTCCAACATATTCGCCATCCAAAAAAACTTGAGGAACAGTTTTTGCTTGAGGAACTCGTGTTATCAATTCTTCTTTTCCGATAACAATGCAATCATCACTTTCGGAAACTCCAATTTCATCTAATCTCCAATTATGTGTCTTTATCCTGAAGCTTTTTAACAAAGATAACGCTTCATGACAATTAGGACAATGTTCTTTTGTATAGATTTCTGCAAGTTGAAACATATAATCTTTATCCTTATAATATATTGAAAATGTTATTTATTTGGAAGATTACATACTATGATATTGACTTCCGGAAAAAGAGCTAATAATTCTTCTATAAGTGGCAATACATTATCATCCCAACTCAATCCACCTAAACCACATCCAATTTGCGGAATATAGATATCAAGTTTTTTCTCGCTTGCTTTTAGTATTACTCGTAATAATGATTGATAAATTGCAAGAGGAGATGAATATACTTTACCATCTTTACCATAGTATTCTTGAGTGAACATATTAGCGACAATCAAATCATCTTTGACAATATCAACAAAATCTACCTTACCCAAAAGTAAAGATCTTTTCTTAGATTGTTCATTGCATTTAGCAATATAACTGTCAAATATCTGAGGATATGTCGATCGTAAGTCATGAGCAACACCGCTCCCCATGACACCTTGACAATTGACACCGTGCCCAATGATACCATGTTCGACTTGAGCGATATTTTGAACTACTATTTGTAATGACATGTGTATCTTACCAAGGTTTAGAAAATGAAAAGCTCTTATAAGAATTCATTGTAATCTTTAGCGGGAAGTAAGTCCAAAGAATTGCATAAATGATACCCAGTACATAAAGATTGACATACTGTGAAAGCCAAACTAATTGCCAGTATTGAGACACTAGTCCAATACCTGTTCCAAGTAGAACTTCTACTTTAGTAATATCATTACAATGCGATTGTTTGTCCATAGCTATCATCATTGAGTTCATACACCAATTCTCTCATCTCTTTTTCAATTTCAGATCGTAATGCTCTTGCTCCGCGTTTGGTATTATACACTTTTTCTACAATACCATCTAAAAACTCTGGAGTAAATTGTAAGTCAATGTTTTCAATCTCCATCAATTTCTGATATTGATGAATGACAGAGTTTTTTGGTTCTGTTAGTATACGACGATAATCTTCTTTTGTCAATTGATGTAGTTGTACAATTGTTGGCATCCGTCCAACAATTTCAGGGATAAAGCCATATTCAATAATGTCTTGGTCATCAATCATTTTACCAGTAATATCAACTTTATCAACTGATGCAGCAAATCCGATACCCGCACTTTCAGAAGCATGGTTCTTTTCAAGAACTTTGTCAATACCGAAGAATGCTCCAGCAGCAATGAATAAGATGTTCGTTGTATCAATAAACTGGTCCTGACCTCTACTTCTGTTAGTTCCACCTTCAATCTTGATTTTGACCTGAGTTCCTTCAATGATTTTCAATAATCCCTGTTGAACTCCTTCACCACTTGGGTCTTTGTCAGTTGAAGAAGATAAGTTTCGTTTTGCAAGTTTATCAAACTCATCTAACAAAATGATACCTTTTTCTGCTTTAGCAATATCATTGTCTGCAACCATGACCAATTGTTGCAAAATTGTTTCAATGTCAGCACCAACATAACCTGCTTGAGTAAGTGCAGCACAATCACAAATTGCCATTGGAAGATCAAGTATTTTAGACAACGTTTGAACAAGTAATGTTTTACCTGTTCCGCTATCGCCTATCATTAAGATGTTAGATTTTTGAATTTCTTTTTCTAGATGTTGAACTCGCTTATAGTGGTTATACACTTCAACTGAAAGAGCTTTCTTAGCATCTTCTTGACCGATAACAACTTCATCAAGTAGCTTTTTGATTTGCTTTGGATACATACGTTCTTTTTTCAAAGAAGCAGTTCTTTTTTCATTTGCTTTTAGCTCGAAGATATCAGAAATTGTTTCTGAGCATTTATCGCAAATAAAGATATCCTTACTTATTTCAACAAGTCCCTCAACTAAACTTTCGGGAGCACTACAACATGAACATTTTACTTCACTTTGTAACTTCTTTATCATCTTCTTCTTTCCTGGGGGAGGGGGTTGATTAGGGTCTTGATACATTGCTTATTATATCACCAAATTTTAGAAAAATCAATGTCAGCGATGTCATTTTTGACAGAACTTGTCAAATAACTTGCTATCTCAGCTTCCTGTGGAGCTACTTGCATGTTGTTAGAGTTCAAGTGTTTTTCTATCCATGGAATTGGATGGTTCAATTTAGTGGTATCGGTAATCAAACCTGCATTACGTTTTGTTCTTGTTCCAAAGAAATCAACGGTATCACAGATGATACCTTCATTCAGACCAATAATCGAACCATCTTTGAATAGGTAATTGCCCCAGTCTTTCTCTTGATCACATGCACTATCAATAATCTTGATTGCTCTTTCACGATTATCACCAATGATTTGAATGAACTCTGGATCATCTTTTGGTAAAAGTTTCAGAACATGTTGAACAAAAGCTAAATGTTGGATTTCATCACGAGCAATCAACTTGACAATTTTACCTGAGCCTTCAACAAGTGCTCTTTCGTTGAATGAGAACGTACAAGCAAAAGACACATAGAAACGAATTGCTTCAAGTGCATTTGCTGCTATCAATGCTAAGTAAAGATTTTCTTTGGTTTGATTAGATACCATTGCATCATAAGCAGACGTAATATCATGAGCACAATCAGCTATGGCTTGAATAGATGGCATTTCATCAATGATGACTTTAGGGTCTGGATAAATTGCACGAATTATGTGGGTATACGATTGCGAGTGAATACTCTCAAAGAAAGACCAAGTCAATAAACAATTTTCTAATGACGGGTCAGAACACACTGGAAGAAATGTCAAAACTGGGGCTCTTCCTTGAATACTATCAAGTAAGATCTGTCTTTTAAGATTTTCGGTAAAGACAAATTGTTCAACATCTGTCATTGAATTGAATGATCTTTTTTCTTGAGACATATCTATTTCAATAGGTCTCCAGTAGAAAGATTGCATCTTTTCATTTAGTTTATCAAGAATTGGATACCTTACAGTATCGTATCTTGATATGCCGTGACCTGCTTCTCCAAAGAATAATTTATCAGAATGAACGTTTAGATTTAGAACTGAATTTGGCATAGTATTTCTTTTATTATCTCATATTAGGTTTATGTTGATTTTTATTTTGAGTAAAATCGTAAATTTGTTTTTGAGTTTGTTTTGGAATATAGTTAGATAAAATTACTATTGCTTCTCCACCATTTTGTAACCTGATATCTTTGAATACTGTTCCGAAATGTTTAGAAAATTTATCAGCCATTCTTCCATATAGTTTCATTCTTGATGCAATATTGTCAATAGCAATAAACAATATTGCATCAATATCAAATTGAATAAGTTTTTCAGATAAAGAATTTTGAATAGTTCCAATGACTTGATTTTTATAATTAGAAGGAGTTAAGTTAGTAGTAGGTTGTCCATTGACAATTACTTCAAAACTAACATTCACACAATTATATTCTTTTGAACTAAATTCATATCCAAAAGTTTCAAACTTTATTAGATAATCATATTCAGGACTTGAAAATGTTCCAACAATTCCATTATCTACTTCTTTCCATTCTATTGGAAATGGTGCTTCATTTAGTTGCCAATCTGAAAATACTGGAGGATAAACATAATTTTCTTTCAACCCTTCATAATGTCTGGTAATACCATATCTAGAAATATCTTGAAGAATGATTGGTTTTATGTTTATAAGTTTCATATTTTACAAGCACCACCAGCGCACCCGTCATCTTCTTCTAAATCATCACCTGCTCCATCTCGTACTTGATTATAATAGAACCCTTTGATGCCATTCTTATAAGCAAAGATAAGATCATCAATCAGTCTTGACATAGTAATCTCACCTTTAGAAGGATCATAAGAAGTATTACAACTAATACCTTGGTCAATATGGGATTGAAAAACTGCAACAGTTTTTAGGTAATCACGACTTGCAACTTCCCATAAAGTTTGATATGCATGATTGAGACGAGTGAACTCTGGAACTACTTGTGGTGGTACTCCATCTTTTGAACCTTTGATAGTGATTAGGTCTCGTGGTGGTTCAATACCATTTGTTTCATTTGCTAATTGAGATGAAGTTTCTGAAGGCATCAGCGCAGAAAGAGTTGCATTTCTAATGCCATATGTTTTCAAATCTTCTTTGAGTTTATCCCAATTACATGTTGGTTCAGCTAAAGCAATTTTTGATTGATCACGAGGAACAATGCCATCATGATAACGAGTTCTTTCAGCTATTGGGCCAAACTCTTTTGCTAATTCTACCGAAGCTTCAGTAAGATAGAACGTTTGTTTCTCAATCATCATTTCAGTATTTTTAAGAGCATCTTCAGCACCCCACAACATACGAGCTTTTGCTAACCAGTGTGCATAACCAATAACACCTATTCCTAATGGACGATAAAGTTTAGTTGTCCGTTCAGCAGCTTCAACTGGATACTTTTGATAATCCAATAATGCATCAAGAGCTCTAACAAGAATATGGCAACAGTCACGAAGAATACGTTCTTCTTTTTCTGATAATGATTTTGAATACTTACCCCAATTATTTGCAGCTAATGTGCAAAGAGGTAATAACGAATTGTCATATCCTAATGGTTTTGATGCAAGATATATCTCAAGACAATTATGAATAAGAATTTGATTTGCATAAAAATTATGATTATCTTTTACAGTAATATCATAAACTGGTATTTCTTCTTCTAAATATTCAATTTCAATCATTTATTTTCCTTTTTACTCTTGTCATTGTGTGTATATCAAAATTTTCTGGTTTTACTAAAGTTATTTTATTAGTTTCATTCATAATCACTTTTATTTTACCAATATTTGCATTTCTTATCTTCTGTTTGTATTCATCATCTCTATAATATGGATTATAAATAAGTCCGGTAATTTGTTCAACTTCTTTTGCTAAATTTGCATATTTACCACCAAATCTAAATGAAGTAAAATGTTTAGGGATATGATAACCTTTTGTTTTAGCAAAAGAACAAAAGCGAGATTTTCTTGGAATATATCCTTTTTCTTTTGATAAATCTACTAAAAGATTTATCATATCTTCATTTGTAGTAGTTCCAGCATTTGAATTATTTAGACCTTGGCTACGTAATCGTTGTTTTTCAACCCAAGTTTCATAGTTTGTTACTATCCATCCCCCACATCCTCCAGGTTTTGCGTTATAACCTTTTCCTGAGATTATCAGATTTTCATCAATTATTATTTTAGCTTCATATTCACGAACTAAATCTAAATTATCATCTTCAAAAATAACTTCTTTTGACCATGGATCAGGACCATATTTTCGAATAGCTGAATGAAATCTAAATTTACTTCCATTTTTTGCTGCAGAAAGATGACGTTTCCATCGATGTTCTAAATCATAAATTGTTTGACCAACATAACATTTATTATTGATAGTATTAGTAATTTTATAAACGATTGCCATTTTGATAATCCTGAGGTAAATATATTTCAGTATTATTTATTGGCAATTGAAATATCTTTACTCTATAACTAAAATATCATTTGATAATAAATCTTTTGCTTCTACATATCCTCTATTTTTAGTATAAACTTTATGTTCAGGAGTACATACTAATGATTTACCGGTTTCAGTATCTTTTATGCGAAGAACTTTTGCTTTTTTGCTAGTTTGAGCAAAGGCTTTTATTTCTTTGAACTCACTTTCCCCTTTCTTATTATTTCTTGACCATACTTTTAGTTTTTCGCTACCATATTTAGATAACTCGTCAATTCTAATATCTTCAATTGATCCATCATTTCGTTGAATAGTAATAGTAGTATCACCAGCTACACAAAGATTAGTCATGACAACTGGATCATAGAACGGAGTTTGAGAATTGACATTGTCAGCATTGAAGATATAAATGCGAGATGTTTCAAATCTTTCATTCATGATTTTTGAAAAGAACTCTACTGCAGGAATTGTCTTTTTGACTACTTTATTGGAATGTTCATACTTTACATAAAGTTCTTCAAACTTTTCAATATCACTGCTATAGAATGCATCATACAAATCTTCTACTTCTTCAGGTGAAAACAAAGTAATGTTTCCACCTTCTGCTAATCTCTTATAGAACAAATGATGTAATGCTATTGCATAATCCATTGTCCTTACACGAGTTTCTTCAGTTCCTTTATTATTTTTCAGTTCAATCAATCGTTCAAATTCTAAATGCCATCCTGGATAATTTGCAGTTCCAGAAGCACCTCTTACAGCACCTTGAGAGCAACATTTCAAATCAGCATTTAGCTTTTTCAGAAACGGAATAACACCAGTAGTAATTGCATCTCCATTTCTAACTGGTTGCCCTTCGGCTCGTAATCTTCCAATGTTCAATCCAATACCAGCTTTCTGGGATGCATAATCAACAATAGCATTTCCTGTTGCTTTGATAGAATGTAAGCTATCGCCACAATCAATAATGGTACATGATGAGAACTGTTTGACATTAGTTCTCAATCCAGCCATAATTGGAGTAGGAAGTGAGAAATAATGTTGAGATGCTAAATCATAAAACTTTTGAATATACTTCATTCGAGTTTCTTTTGGATATTTTCCAAATAGAATAGCAGGAACAAGAATATACGGGAATTGAAACGACTCATAAATTTGTTTGGTTTTGCGATTTTGAACAAGATACTTCTTTCTCATTTGTTCAGCACCAGCATATCTAAACAAATCATCTCTATCATGATCAATGAAACTATTTAGAATATCAAATTCTTCTTCAGTGTACAGTTCTAAAAGTTCTGATGTATAAACCCCTAAACCAACATTTCGTTTCACTACTTCATATAAATGAGGTGGGTTATTTGATCCAAAAGCTTCTTTACGAACTGCTAACCAAACTAATCTTGCTGCAACATGATCATAATTTGGATGATCTTCTGAAATCAAATCTGCAGAAGCTTTGATAATCATCTCATGAATTGCTTTAGTTTTGATTTTGGAAAAGAAATGAGGGTTCGCAGTCATTTCTATTTGAGAAACAGATACACCTTTGATAGGTTGAAATCCATTATCCCCATTCACTGACCACTCAATAACAGCATGAAGTTTCGATAAATCTAATGGTTCAGTATGGCCGTTTCTTTTAGTGACTAACATGGAATAGCTTATCTCCGTATATGAAATTTGTTTTTATGCGATGAACTGTTCTACTTTTTCAATTCGAGCTAACCAACCCTCTAAGAATACTTGTTGTGAAGGTTTTCGTTCGGCAATTGCTTTGAAGAACTGTTTTCTAATTTTGTTTTGTTTTCTTGCTAAATCGAATGGATTGTTATCATTGATAACATTCAAAGTATTTGGACCGATTATTCCATCTACATCTACACCTAATGCTTCTTGTAGCATTTTAGCTGCTCGACCTACACCATGATTGACTGCTGCATCAAAATGAACTTCTGCTAATGGCGATTGAAGTTTATCACATTTAGCAATAAGCCAATAGTTTTTGAAATAGATGACCTTTGCTTCATGTAACGTCATCTTTTTGATATTTACTTGAGGATTTGAATTCTTTGCAATCCCAAATTTTGTTTCTCCGCCTGTATCAGAAACATGATTGACATATCCTGTCTTTTTCTTTTGAGATTTAGTTTCACATAAACCCATTATAACTTCTGGATCATTTGGATCATACCACGGTCCAATCTCCTGTTTCATTGTAAAGTGAAACGCTTTCTCAAATTCTTCTGAAAAAATCTCCATATGTTCTATACTCCCGTTCTTTGTTATTTAGTACAGAAGTATTTATCATGGAGATTTTAATGGAGATTTTATATGAGGTCACCATATAACATATTATCAAGATGTTTGTAAAGATCATGTGGACCAATTACAACATTCATAATTGTTTTTTGACCATCATCTAAAATTATATCTCCAACAGGATGACACAGGGCAGTTCCCTTTTGAAGCATTGGATGAGTTATTTGTTCATCAGATATTACATCAATTACTTTTACTGAAGTTGTTCTAAACTTGGAGTCAGCAGGTGTCATAACTAATGGAAATGCTTCAACAGTAATACAATCCGCTATTGGCATATAATCAAGTTTCTGAGTATCGTTATCAGATACCATAATATACCATGTATAAGGTATTCTAAATTGAAGTCCATTTACTTCAAGTAAAATCATTGTACCTGTAGTTTCTTCTAAATAGAATAATGGATGCAATGTAAAATCTAACAATGATGAAGTAAAAGCCCAAAAGAACTTTGGAACTATAGGTGCATTTGATGTTTCAATCAAATAAGGTTTTGAATATTCAGTTAGTATTAGCATATATGTTATGATATTTTTATGTTATGAGTTTTTGATATTGCATATTTTGCTTCTTTATACCATTTTGCCCGGTCACGTGAATGAGCTTTTGACCATTTTAAGTCTGCAAATATGTCAATGACTTTTACTTCCTTTTTATCTGAAGCCAATCTAGTTCCTCGGCCAATTGATTGAATTGCTTTGATGAATGACTTCCCTGCATCAACTACTATCAGACATTTTACTCTATCAATGCTAATACCTGTTGATGCTATACCAGATGTTGCAATGACAATCATATCATTCTGAGTTTCAAAAAGATCATATTGGGTTTTTCTATCTTTCTTTTTTGAAGCTCCATATAAGAAGACTGCATTTCCACCTACCGCTTCTGTTAGCTTTTCACCGAATGGAACTGAATTGACAAGAACTAATGTATTACCATATTGTTCAGCATGCTGTATGATAAGACCTGCTATTACTTCAATACGATCTTGATTTTTTGATAAGTAAGTTTTTTCAGCAGCATAATCAGGGAACTGTTCTTTACTTGATTGTTTCAAACAAATCTGTTCAATATCCACTTCGGCAAGATAACCGTTATCAATCAACCATCGTGCGGGAATTTCAATTAGGATATCGCCAATTGATGAATTGAGTGACATTTGGTCAGCTTCAGGTTTAGGGAATGTTCCAGTTACTCCAAACTTGAAGGGGATATGCGAGCCGTGTTCATTCAATAGTTGTTGTGCTATGTTAGCCTTACAACCATGACATTCGTCCCATATAAGAGCTTGGAATGTTGAAAGAACTCGTGGATTATACTGAAGTGCTTGCCAGGTTGCCACAACGTTCAAATGATCAACATCTTTGTTATCTCCAGAATAAGTTCCGGTGTCTAACCCAATGACATCTCGATAGAACTCAACTGTTTGATCGACAAGGTCAGAAGATGGCACAATCGTAATGCATTTATACCCGGCTGATGAAAATGCATGTGAAATGCCAGCAGTCATCGAAGTTTTACCTGCTCCGGTTCCTGCGATAATGAAGCCGCCTCCATTCTCAATACATAAGTTGATTGATTGAGTTTGATAAGGTCTTAAGTAAAATTCGATTTCACGGTCAACATCGACAAACATATCATCGGAAATAAGAGGAGGGTGTTCAAAGTATTGACGTTTGTCAATAAGTTCAATTTCATAACCCCACTTTTCTATCAAGGGTATCATTCGTGATAATAACTTGACTTGAGTTTTACCCGTCTTTTCGAAGAAACGAATTCTTCCATCCCAACGTCCAAGTTTGAACATTGGCATATGTCTATACCCATCGACAAATGGAGCAAACATTTCCCATAACATATCAATATGAAACTTGTCTAATCCCTGTATTGAACACCATACTTCATTTTGTATAGTTATCTTAACATTATTCATAATACATATTCTTCCAATGATGCAATTGCTAATTTAGTAATATGGCCTACTTGCCAATTCATTATGTTAAGACCTTCAATAATAGCTTCCATCTTTTTTCTTAGAAAAGATATCTCTAAAATAAGTTCAGACATTTCAACATATTCAACATCCCCCTTGATATATTGTTTGATATCAGTTTGAGATAAATGACGAGAGTGACCTTCATTTAGAGATTTGTATCTAAGACCTTCTATTTTATCACGTCGGATTGATAATAGTTCTTCTATACTCTTAAGTTCTGCTTCATATGTTTTGAATTCTGCAATTCTCTTTGGGATATTCTGACAAATCTCAACAAGTTTCCTACCTTCTAAAGTAAAGAATGGTTTTACTTCAGTAATCTTAGCTTTATAAGTTTCAATATAGTCTAAAACTAGATGAACATTTTCTGCAATAGGAGATAGGAATGTCATATGCTTATTCAGAGATTGATATTAATTCAACAGTATCATTATCTTCATGTGAAAAATCTAATAAATCAGTTTCGGTCAATTCCATTTTGTCAATTGCAATTGACTCATGTTCTAGAATAATTGGATGAGATAATAGTTTTTGAACAAGTTCTTCATTTAGCTGTTTCTTTTGAAATTTCACAAGTTCATTTGGTAATTGACATGAATACCAAGCACCAGCTTTAGACACAACTCCATCAACTTCAAGTAAATCAAGTAATCCCGAATACGGAGACATACCACTTGAATAAGGAACTTCAAGTTCTACTTTTGAACCAAGTTTTGCAAAACGTGATTTGTAAGTTTCAACTCGCATTCTTACACCAACTACTTCACTTTCTTCTTTCAATTTCAATCTTGTTACCAGACCAATAATTGATGGGAAGAACTTAGTGCTGTTTGTAATTGTCCATAAACCATCTCCAGCTAAAACATCAGCGGGATATACATGGTCAGTTACTAGAATTGTAATTGGAAGTTTAGTGATTGATGACAACATCATTCGCAACATCATCTTTGAACGTTTAGCTCTTTGACCCTGGTCACCTTTAGTCGTGCCATCTTTTGAATAATTTTCGATTTCGGTTGATGTTGAAAGCATTGCAATACTGTCAAGAACCATGACAATACGAGGTGCATCATAATTTGCACGGCCATACTCTTTTTCGTATCCAGAGAAAAAGTCAGAACATACACTATTCACATCTTCCATCATTCCGACCTGAATGTATGTAAGTTTATCTTCAGAAATATCAACACCGATTTTAGTCAAGAACTCTGTATCAAGTGCATTCTCTGAGTCTAAAATGACAAGATGAGCTCCTTCTTTTTGAGCTTGTGCTAATACGTTTGATGATAAGAAACTTTTACCTGCTCCAGATGGTCCAACAAATGCAGTGATACGACCTTCAGGAATAGCACGGAAATAAGAACCTGTTAAGATTTTGTTTAGTGCATAATTGCCTGAAGAATACCATTTTTTTGGAGCACTAATACCAACATTTACTGTCTTTAGTTTTTCAATGTTCTTTTTGAAATCCTTTAGAAACTTTAAGTCATTTGACATGATTTATCCTCTTTTGTCATTTAGAAAGAAAAGGAGTGAGTAATATGATTTACCCACTCCTTACTATTTGCGTCGTCCTGATTGATCTTATTCAGCTTCTGCCGTTTTAGCAGCTTTAGCACGAGCACGTAATGCAGCAAGAGCAGAAGAACCTGAAGTTGGAGCTTCACTTGTTGCCGTCGTCGCAGTCACTGGTGTAGATGCCTCTATGACAGGGGTTGCTACATTTGGTGTAGCAGACGGCTCAACAGGAGTAGCAGCTGGGGTGCTTTGTGTAGATGCTACAGGAATACTTGCTCCAGTAAGATCAGCATTCAACATTGCTTCAAGTTCTGCACGAGGTACTTGTTTACGACGTTGCTCTTTCAAATCCATCAAATCAAGTTTATCGATCAAATCTTCATCAACATTTGTTTGTTTAGGTGCAAAAGAACTTGTTCCATAATCAGCATATTGACCTGATTTGGTTTTCTTGATCCTAAAGTTATAACCACCAATCAATGAATATGGTTCAACTTCTAAATCACCGGATTGAAAAGCTGATTGGATTAGTTTGAAGATTTTTGGACCAAAGTCAATTAGTTTGATTATTTGTTCAGCATCATGTTCAATTGGACTTTCAATAACAATAACCTGTCCAATATAAGAAAGTTTTCTATAGTATTTTTTACCAAGATCTTCATTCTTTTCATCATAGTATTTTTTTGATAATTCACAAATTGGGCAAGACTCACCATACATTTTACCACAAGCAACAGTCGTTCTTTGTCCATTGATATTCAATTCATGAACATGATTTTCTACTAAGAAACCTAATGGATTATCTTCATCTAAATCTGGTAAGAAACGTACAACGGCTGTTTGATTTTCTTGCATTTTCCAAAACGGATAAAACTTTTTCCAAGAGTCATCATTTGAAGAAGAGGTAGTTTTTGCGGCGAAGGCTGCTTTTAGAGCTTCAAGTTTGTTTGACATATATAAAATTCCTATAAAGTAATAAAGTTTGAATGAAACAAAAGTATTCAAAAGTATAAGGCAAAAAACCATATACAAATCTATTTATAGATTTTGAATTATTAAGATTTATTTTACAACGGATTATGACAAAGACACTATGTCATCGAATAGTGTCTTTATTCATCGAGGGGGAGTGGTACAACGTAGGAAGAAGTCTATTATATCAAATCAATGTTTGATTGTAAATAGATTTCTTTATAGAACTTGCATCCAATCATTAGATTGAAATGCCACAATATCTTTAGGTGTTTCAATGGTCCAATCATCTTTTAGTTTTCTAGCTTCATCTTTGGCGTTATACTTGACACACGAAAATCCTTCTTTAGTAGTAATGTACTCTCCACCCCTCTTTGCATGATATGTCTTAGGGTCAAGAAACTGTTCAAGTTCATTTTCAGGATCGCCGTGAATGCTATACATTTCACGAATGACATCATTATTACGTGGAGCACTTGTCCCAGTCCAACAGAACTCATTATGTAACCAATCTTTAGAAGGTAATCTTGGATCATCTACAACAAACCATCTTCGAATATACCCGTCTTCTTCCTGAGTAAAAAGAACACCTTCAACAAGTCCATCACGGAAAAACCTTTTACGAGCTTCCTCAAGATTTTCCGACCACATATTGACACATCTAATAGAAGCTCCCGCAAATTCGTCTTCTCTAGAGGTCCAAAAGCTAAAGTAATTGCCAAAAGATTTTGGGTATTCGCTTTTACCTATACCTACTAACGATTGCATTCCAACAACCGCTTGGATTTTTGTTCTTATTCCATTGTTCATGATTTAGCAACCTCGTCAAAATCAAAAGAAAATGTATATGACATTGCATCAACTTCAGTGCCTATTAGTGGAGTTGATATCCTAAAGTACTGTTGCTGTACTGAACGTTCAGAGATTTGTTTATCACTACGAGTTGATTGACGGTTCAAACATACTTGATATGGTATTGCAAAATGAACAGCAAAAACATTATAGCCATGTTGTCTGGCTAGAGTAATCCAACGACGACGGGATTTAGCTGACACATTGGAAATATCGACAAAGATATTGAACCTTTCTTGTACAAGAGACGAAAACTCTTTCAAGCAATAAGCATCAAACTCTTTCTCTACTTGCTTATCTTCATTTCGGTGAATGTAATTCCATGCAACATCATAGATTGGTTCATTACCTGTTTGAGCACCATAAAATGCAAGTCGAAGATCATCTAAACTAAACAGATATTCACTTGGTCCATCAGCATCATCATAAGAAAACCTTTCCATAAAGTATGTCGATTTACCAGAACCTGATGCACCAATTGCAAGAATAATATATGGAACTCCACGATTGAAGATTTCGCCTACTTCTTTAGTTTGAACTGATTGAAACTGTGAAATCCATTCTTCTACTCGTGTGTAAGTTCCATCAGGATCATCACTTATTCTTCCATGTGCATCTGAACGAAGAACGTCGAAATAAGCTTCTTCTAGTTCTTCACCACCAAGAAAACGAATGTGAGTTTTTAGTGCTATCAATTTATCTTTACCGGTTTTTTCATATGGTAAATGATGCTCAATCAAACACTTAACTTTTTCAATCATTGACCAATTGACTGCTTGACCCAAGTCTTTTTCCAATTCTTGCCAATGAGTTAGGATGTAATCTTCAAACACTCGAGCTGACATTTGTTCATGTCCAGGATAACTATAATAAGTACCTCTAGCTTCTGAGAACTTTTCAGTACGAGCCATAGGTTTTCCGGTGTCATGAAATAGCAATGCAAGTTTTGTTAGAAGTTGTTGTTCTGTAGTTCTAGAACTAGCAATGTTATCTTCATACCAGCGAATAGTCATTCTTGTGTGTTCTGAAACATTCGCTTCTCGATGATATGGACTGTCTTCAAAAATAACTCGCATAGCATGACCTAACTTAGAAGTCATAACTTTATGATAAAAATTCTCAAATGACATCTTGTTTGTTCCTCTTCTATTTCAATGTATAAAGCTATTATAACAAGTTCAAACGCATTTGTAAATCATTTTTCTTCAAATCATCATTTTTCTTCAAAAAACCATTGCTAATCAGTCACGGAAAAATGATGATTTGAAAAACAGTAATAAAATCAATAACTTAGAACAAGAATGAATAATAAAAATAGTAATAAAATCAACTACTTAGAAAAAGACTAACTACAAAGTGAAGACGAAAATCTATCATTTGATGATGATGGCTTTGACTAGATGCTAAGCATCTAGTCAAATGATAAAAGAGAGAGAGTACAAGACAATCTACATAATCATCTACAAGGAGGGAGAAACTGAATAATATATATACCCTTAGTCTGTCAGTTTTTGTTTCCACATAAATGACATAAAAATGTCATATTTTAGTATTTCCTCCACATAAAATGAATATGAGATTTTTATCAACTGTTTGATAAATAATATATTATTAAAGTAAAATCTTTATATCATATATGCTAATTTCGTTCCGTCACTTTCTACAATTATCAGAAGACATTAAACATCTCATTGAAGAAATAGACCCAGAAGTCAGACGAAATCGTAAAAAGATGATTGACTATTATCTAAAGTTGAACAACTATTCATATTGGAATGCTGAACATGCAATGGAAGTTGCAAAGTTATCACGAGACTTTGGAAAGCATTTGGGATTGGATGCGAATAAACTAGCTTATTCAGCACTTACACATGATAGCGGGAAGGTTCATGTTGATAAGATTGTTCTTCATAAACCTGATACGTTATCTGAACCTGAACGAGTTCATATTGATACTCATGCAAGTAAAGATGAAGATATCAAACATCTAAAACATTTGACTGGGGAACAAGGTAACTATGCTAGACTTGCATTACGTTATCATCATACAAGACCGTCAGACCTTGACAAAATGGCAAATGATGGAAAGCTAACAAAAGATGAAGTTGAAGTTATCAAAATCATTACTATATGCGATATCTTTGAAGCTCTTGTATCAGAAAAAAGACCATACAAAAAACCTATTACTAAATATGATGCATTAGTTCTGATGAGTTCATTGACAATAGTTGATAAAGACATTTTGGAAAAGTTTGTTAGATGGCAATACCAAGAATTTGCTAATGAATATCGAAAAGATTTTGTTGAACGTAATCGTGAAAGATTAGAACGAGAGTATGCAATAAGAAAAGAAGAGTATAGGAAAAAGTATGACCATTACATTGCATCATCAAAAGCATCACCGCGAAAGTATAACTCGTCTTCATATGAAGAAACCTGATAAAGTTCTTTAGCAAGCAAAACTATTTCCAACTTATAACCTGTTTGTTCTAATATCTTTTGTTCATAAGCTTTTTGGTCTATAAGCTTATTGCATATAAATCCGTCATGAATTAGTAGAAATTGAGCATTATCAGTTTCT